TCCCCACGGTGGCGGTGCTTTTAGTGGAAAAGACCCCACCAAAGTCGACAGAAGTGCAGCATACATGGCACGATGGTTAGCCAAGAACATTGTAGCAGATGACATGGCAGATTGGTGTCAAATTCAATTGTCTTATGCTATTGGTGTTAAAGAACCTACATCAATTTATATTGATAGTAATGGACATAACAGAAGTATTGAAAAATTTATTAAAGAAAATATTGACCTAACACCAAAAGCCATTATTGATAAATTTGATATGTATAACTTCTATGGTTATAGTGAGAATTGTGTATATGGACACTTTGGCAATAAAGATGTTCCTTGGGAGAAAATTGGTTGGTAAAACTATATCATTTCACACACAGAAAAACTGGAAAGAAATATTTAGGACAAACCACTAGAGATTTAAATGTTTATAACGGATCAAGCGTAGGTTGGTTAAAACATTTAGATCTACATGGATACGACTATGATACTGAAATACTTTTTGAATCTAATGATGAAAAAAGATTTAAAGATATGTGTAAATTCTACAGTGAAAAGTTTGATGTTGTGAATAATAGTGAATACTTTAACCAACGACCCGAGCATGGAGGTTCGCTTGGTGGCAATGCTAACCCTAATTACAAGACTGGAAAGTATTCAGGACGCACAGACAACCCTGAACTATACAAACAATTAGATAAGCAGAAACATGCTGAAACTTGGGAAACTACTAAACAAAGAGCACACTCTAGGATGAATTTCTTTTATCATAAACGCATGGGTAATAAAGAACGTGCAGAATACTATTGGAATATATGGTATAGTATGGCCCCAAAGAAAAGTAATAATAGACAAGCACTCTGGAAAACAGATACATTTGACATGTGGTATAATCGAAAAGGCAACGACTTAGACTTTAGAAAACTATCACTTGACAAACAGTTCAAGATGTCTTATAATAGTAACACATTAGGAGAAAAGCATGATCAATAAGATTAAGCAATTGTTTAAGAAGAAAGACGCTGGCTTGTCTGATAAAGACAAAGCTACAGCTAAAGGTGAGCCATACGTTAAAGTTTTAGAAGTAAACTTTGATAAAGACAATCCTGGCGATGGATACTTTGAGCTAGAGTGGAATAATATCTTTGTTAAACAATTGTTAGAAGCAGGCTATAGTGGTGACAATGAAGAAGAGATTGTTGACTTATGGTTTACAACTCTTTGCAAACAAATATCAGAAGACATCTAAGGAGAATATGTTGAGTTATATTTTAGTAGACGCAGCGAATATGTTTTTTCGTGCGCGACATGTAGTACAACGTGGTGCAGACGCAAAAGATAAAGTTGGTATGGCATACCATATTATGTTTGCAAGTATTAACAAAGTGTTTCGTGAACAAAAAGGCACACATGTTGTCTTGTGTTTAGAAGGTCGTAGCTGGCGTAAAGATGCATATGAGCCATACAAGAAGAATCGTTCGGCGGCACGTGCAGCACTTAGTGAACGTGAACAAGAAGAAGATCGTATGTTTTGGGATGCGTTTGATGAACTAAAGGTATTCTTTGAGAAGCGTACAAACTGTACAGTACTACAAAATTCGCAGTGTGAAGCAGATGACTTTATTGCACGTTGGATACAGAATCATCCTAACGACAAACATTGCATTGTAAGTAGTGACAGTGACTTTTATCAATTGCTTGCTCCTAACGTACAACAATACAATGGTATTACAGGGCAACTTATTACAACTGAAGGCATCTTTAATGACCGCGGTAAGCCTGTTATAGACAAGAAAACTAAAGAGCCTAAAGAGATAGGTGACCCACAATGGTTGTTGTTTGAGAAATGCATACGTGGTGACACTAGTGACAACGTGTTTAGTGCTTGCCCAGGTGCTCGTAAGAAAGGCACTAAGAACAAAGTAGGTATGCTTGAAGCATTCGCTGATAAAGACACTAAAGGCTATAACTGGAATAACTTTATGCTACAACGCTGGACTGATCATAACGGTGAAGAGCATCGTGTGTTGGAAGACTATCAACGCAACATGCACATTATTGATCTTACAGCACAACCTGACCATATTAAAGCAGAGCTTGACAATGCTATCGTTCAGCAAGTGCAAAAAGAATCCAAGTCACAAGTAGGTATACATTTTATGAAACTATGTGGCAAGTGGGGAATGCAACGGACTGCCGACAATGCATCCGATCATGCAGAATATCTCAATAAGTCATACGGAGTATAAATCATGGCAACAGGAAGAAACACAAAAAGAAATAAAAAATATGCAGGAGCGTTTGAAATGGGACTAAAAGTAGAAAAAGAACAAAATAGTGATACTATGTGTTTAAATGGCTTAACCGAAACACAAATTTCACAGTTAATTCAATCAATGGAAGTTAATCCTACAATTGAAGCACACATCAAAGAGCCAACACTACAATGGGTTAGGCTACAGCTCGAAGAGCAAAAACAAGGTGGTGCATGGAAACGTAGAATTAGGGAGGCAGGACATGTCATCTGAGTTAATTATTGAACGTGATGAGTTAGAGCAGAAACTAAAAACACAAATCATGGAAGTTAGTTTTACTAAAATCAATGGTGACAAACGTGTTATGCAATGTACTCTTAGTCCAATTGTTCTACCACCAGCAACCAAAAAAGATCCACTTACACAAGAAAAAGTTCGTAAGATTAACGAAGAAGTTATGAGTGTATGGGATACAACCGCTGAAGGATTTAGAAGTTTCCGTATGGCAAATATCACAGAAGTAAAACGCATAGGAAGTGTATGCTGGTGTGGACATAGTAAAAATTTGCCACGCTGTGATAATACACACAAGAGTTTATAATGTAATGTATACAACGAAAGAATTAATCAAAGATAAGTTCTGGATTGTTGAAGTAGGTTCTAGTAAAATAGGAACTATTCGCAGACAAGAACTTGTCTTTGAATTCTTTGATCAACGTGATAAAAGTATCACCATGTTAGATACACTTGATGAGTTTAAAGAAGTTGAACGCAAAGAAACTGTATCTACAGAAAGCCAATCATTAAATGGTTATCCAACCAATAGCGCCATTGTTCTACCTGTAGAACATGATAGTTTACCTTTGTTTCGTAAAGCAGAAAAAGGTAAAACTACATATGCCGCAGGATATTATATATTAAAATATCATGGCATGGGATGGCAACATGCGTATTGTCCAAAGGTAGAAACCTTAGACAAGTATCAGTACCAAGGCCCATATTTTACTGAATGGGATATGAACTTACAATTAAAAAAGGCAAAAACAAATGACAATTAAAGGAACAATAGTATCAATTGCAATGGTTATTACACTAATGGTATTTGCAGCATCGCAATCAAAAGCACAGGTAGAACCAATATTACCTGTGCCAGTATTACCTGCGCCACCAGAGGTAGATGAACAAGAACTACCGCCTGCACCACCACAGATGTACAGAGTAAACAGAAACGTGCCATGTGCAGACTTTAATTATGTGAAATCATTATTAGCCGCTCGTGAACAAAAACCTATCGCACAAGGACGATCATTAGATCCAAGTGAACTGATGACTCAATTTGTTTTAACATATAATGAAACAGATGGTACATTTAATATTATTGTAGTTGATGCAAATAATAAAATAGCCTGTAACCTATATAGTGGGGCAGGATTTATGCCTATAATGGCCGTAAACTAAGCATATAATTCTCTTTTTGTATAAATACATGTAATAAAGTACAAAGAGAGAAATAAAGTATGGCAAGACCTAAACCGGATATCATGTTAGAAATTGTTGATAAAAACTATAACACCGAACAAATACTAAACGCTGAGGCAATCTACGCAGTATACCATGAAGATAAACCTATTAACCTACGCACAATGAATACGTTAGTAAACTATCCTGGACCAAAATACAAAAAAGTTAGTTTTAGTAATAGTGGCCATGCATTTAACTTAGCAGATAGATTGAATAAGAAATTTAATACAACTGCTTTTACAGTAGTAAGGTTACTCGAAGGTGAAACCATTAAACGAGATTCGGACGATACAAAATAATTTGATAGAACAATTATTACCTGAGATTAAAATCGTAGGTAATAGTTCAAGAGTTTTGTTTTTAACACCGACATCGTTAAGGTTAACAAAGAAGGGCTGTAAGCTATTGGAGTCAAAATGCAGAAGTTGGACTGTTGAATCGCCTGGCAAATTGTCAGGTAATTTTATAGAACTACAGAAAAAAATGACGTATCCATATTATATAGATAAAAATGATATGGTGTTGTTTAGCGAGAAAGATGCATTTATGGCAAGGTTAGCTGGCACAAAGGGTTGGCTTAAAGGAAAGACTTAATATTAAATATTGCACACTATTTAGAGTGTAATATAAAGTTCATATACAAAGGGGAACTACAATGAATAACTGGCAAGAGATGATTCAAAACCGTCACACAACATTCGCTTGGAGTGACAAAGAAGTAACCAAACAACAGATACAAGAAATACTAGACGACCATTTTAATTATGTACCTAGTAAACAATCAATGCTTCCATACACTATTAAAGTATTAGACTGGAGTGATCCAGAATTACGTAATCAAATATTTGCATGGACACACAGAAATGAAGACCATAGTGTAGAACAAGACTTGGGCAACCCACAAGTTTTGGCTCCTTGGTTGTTGGCATTTTGTCCAAGACATCCAATAGAGGATGTTGAATACGATGTATACAAAGGCGAGAAAAGAAGAACATTTTTTGAAAAAATGTCACACATGGAAATTGGTATTGCAAGTAGTTTTATAGTATGGAGTGCAGAGTCACGTGGATTATCTACAGGATATTGTGGATGTTTGAACGAGCTTGGAACTAAACCATTATTGGATACTAAGCTGTCTTTAGGCGAAGATGATCCAGAAGGAGTAGCAGTGCTACTTGGTATTGGATACAAAGACGAAACTAATCCAAAAACATATATGGACCCAAGAACTAATAAACCTACTCCAATACCAAATAATTGGAATAACGATAATAAA